CATGTATTTCGTGCTTTACCTGCAAGTGTTTTTTTCCTATGATGTGCCCCACGCATGCGCTCGTAGCTCAGTTGGATAGAGTACAGGTTTCCGAAACCTGGGGTCGTGGGTTCGATCCCCGCCGGGCGCACCATATTTTGGTATCATTTAGCTTCAATTCTTATCACCCGCTGATATAACTATTATCACAAACTTTCACTCTTTTTATAAAGTTTCTGAATGTTCTAATAGTCACCATAAATTTTGTGGTAATAAACACTTCTTATGTTATATGCATTAAAAAATATTTAATTATTTGAATGAAAAATTATATAATCCATTAAATAAAATAAACTCAAAAAATTAAAATATAATCTTTCAAAGTTCTATACTGAATTTAAAAAACTTATAATAGATTTTGAATTAAAAAATTTCCTAATTAAGTTAAACTATAGAAATACTTCATAATGAGATTCGATGAGCAATCCAGCCATAGAAAAACTGCTCCTGACTTGGATTGCGCTCACAGATTTCAATATAACGCTGGCCTTGCATGATATTTAGTACACGCACTAGAACTTTTTCACCATCTTTCCCACGTTTAGCCAAATAGATTTTTAAAGCACCCAACGTAGCTAAACCATAAATTCCATCCACTACAAGATATGACCAACCTGCCTTGCCTTGGTTATTCAGCAAATTTAAGGCACGCTGTAATAGGGGTTTTGCAAATCCTGTACCACAATTCACGCATGTATCTAAAAGCTCTTCTGCAACCGCAGAACTCAAGGTATTAACTTCGTCAAACCGCGGAGCTATCCAGTACTGCTTTTTATAAATGGCTCTGGCCACTTCAAGTGTTAAATCTCGCATATTGCCTTTAAAACCGTTTACTCGAGCAACTGCTTCAGTAATTCCGTACTTTGTTGCGCCTCCTCGATCCGCTGGATTATTCACATAGCCGCCTTCGCGCTTAATCAATTCATCTAGATACTGTTCGATGTTCATTTCGCTTTCCTTTAAATATAAAAAGCCACCAGTGGAGACTATAAAGATTTATTGATTACTGTTGATTGGTTTCTTCATTTTCTTTTTTCTGTTTATTAGTAGATCCAAAGTAGAACGCAATCACAGCGCTAGATAAACCAAGTAAGGTCCCTAGCGACACGTTTAATAAGTCACGGTTTTTGTCTGGATATTCAATAAAGAACAAACCAAGAACACAGAGAAATGACATTGCTATAACCATGTACGCTAAATATGTCCGAGTATTTTCACTTTTCATCTTTATCCTCTTTGATGCGTTGTTTGGCTTGCTCATACTGTTTTTTACGCAATTCATGAATCTCTTCTGAACGCTTTTCATCACGGCGCTTAAAGTAGAGATTCGTTGAATAGGTTGCTACACCTATTAAGATTGAAATAATTACAGCCCAATCAATTTTTCCGGCAATTCCAATCAACCCCCCTCCTACGACATAGCCATATGAAAATTTAGTTGCCGTGGCTGCAGCTGTACTCGCTGCAGCTTCAACTACACTATTTGTTTGATCGCTCATACATGCCTTCCTCCTGATTTTGGGCATAAAAAAACACCCTGATGGGTGCTGTAATAAAAAACTGTAAATTAGGAGTTACTTAATATTTCCAATTAAGGTGTCTTACATTTATCTCGCCTATGCTAAAAATTAGTAACATCAATAGCCATACCTGCAGAGAAAGGATCGCCAACTGATGCTGTTTGGGTAGTGCCTGATGTACTTGCAACACTAATCCATCTGTAATCTAAATTTAATGTACCTCCAGCTTCATCTATATAAAAACCTGCAATAGCATAGTTTAAAGACTGCCGACCGTTGTACCATTCTTTAGCTTGGTAACCAAGTTGACTAATTACAATAGCTAATTTCTTACCTATAGCACCACCCCTTAAAGGCGCAGAATACGTTTCTGCAGGATGACGTAAAGGTAAGTTATGCGGAGACCCGTTAGCCCTTTGAATATAGGCTACTGGTTTAATTGTAGGGTAGTTAGAATTAAAAATAACTTTACTATTAGCATCGTAAATTTCTAAACCGTATTTAAATAGATCTACATCAGCAGGGAAATCACTTACAGACATGAACTCATAAACAGTGAATGTACCAATTGTAGGCCAATGGTTTGTAGACATACATTCAATAGAATATTTACGAATATCACCTATAGGTAAGTTATCAACTAAATCGAATCTTAATCGGTTATTTTTATAGTCATCTAGACGTACAGCAATTAAAGATTTAGAAGAACCACATACATACTCTAATTTATCTGTAGTATATGTAGTCTTCTTATATAAAGTAATTGCAGGGGATTCCCCATCAATCTGTAAATCACCATTAGGTGTTTTAACTAATATTCCGGCAGGCATAATTAATAAATCCCATAATAAACACGAATCTTAGAATCATCCCAACCATACCCTGTAACAGAGATGGTTATCGTATCCCCTTCAATTTTACTGATCCAAATAAAATATTTATTCCATCTGAAAGTGGCCCTACCCCTACTGTCAGTATATCCGTTATCATATTCACGAGTTGTCCATGTCTGATAACCACAGAAAGAATTTTCATTACTAAAAATAAAAGGAGTACCCCCTAAAAATTTAGGATCCTGAATTACATATTCGTCTGTCACCCTTTCCTTTCGATCAACATCGATATACCCCATAATTTTTCCTAGGGTATCAGTAACATCTAAAATCAGTTCAGCGTTTTCATTAAATACCTGTAAACCTTGCGCCACTTTTGCCTCCTTGGACTTGCGCTTCTTGCGAAGCACAAGCCAACTTACCAATAGTATTCCTACTATAATTAAACCAATAATTAATCCCATAGACCTAACCTAACTCGCATAACGTTATTGTCGTCGTACACTTCTAATAAACTACCTGTAAGAACCATACGTGCACCATTAGGCTTTGTTGGATCCTTGTGTGTGGTTAAGGTTCCAAGCGTTGCGGTAATAGCGCTTAGACTTGATGCATTGATCTTGTCGGCATTGATGTAACCAATGGATGCATTGTCTAAATACAGACCAGCGGGAATAACTGTGCCATTTGGCAAAGTTGTCGGCGTTGATTGATAAGTAAATGCATATTTCGGAGTTACTGTACCAGTGACAGTTGACGGTGCGCCGATTGCAAATCTGTTTGCCTGAACAATGAAATCAACTGTCTTGCTGTCATTCTCAATACCAACGCCACCGACCAAATTGCCTGATTGCAATTTCAAAGTTGCTCTTGCAGTTAAGCCATCAATCGATTGCTGCTGAGATTGAATTGAGGCCGTATGTCCGCCTACAGTTGTTGTTAAGTTTGTAAGACTGGTAGCTTGTGTTGAAACCTTTCCGTCAATGGTCGTTACTTTGGCATCTAAAGAAGATAGAGCTGAAGCTTCTGCTTTGTTTGCAAGTCCGTCACTCAAAGTTTTGATGTCTTGCGACCATGTGCCCCAAGTGCTTGTGCTTGCACTGCGGCGTTCCGCTGTAAGCTTAGAGTCGGTACCACGTGCAATCTGAATGATTGGCCCACCGGTGGCATCACTGTAATAAACGTAAGTTTCTAATGAGACATAGGTTCCCATTCCAGTTAAGCCAAGCGTTGATGCTTGCTTAAACTCACGCACAATACGCTTAGGGTAATTTGTCCAGTACCAAGATGGAGGTTGGTTAGTAGAACGAGTGTCGGTAACCTCAACATCTTTTAACAATCCGTTAACCGAACTATTTAATGACGTAATACTAGACCCTTGAGAGGTAATATTGCCTTCAGTTACTGTCACACGGTTAGCTAGGTTTGTTAAAGCCGTACTATCCGCTTTACTTGTTAATGTGCCATTAATACTAGTAATGCTGTTGTTCAGTTGAGTGATCGAGTTGCCTTGGCTAGTAATCGTTCCCTCAGCCGTGCTCACGCGGGTAGTAAGCGACGATAAGGCATTGGCTGTAACATCATTGGCAGCAATGGCATCAGCGTCCTCAATGATGAGGTAATCAAGCTCCGTCATGCCCGCTGCATTTGAATAGTTACCAAGGAATTGAACGCTTAAGAATGCAGTGGCATTTGGCATTTGACGAGGCGCTGCTAAAGTCCAACTTCCTGTCGCGGCACCGGCAGCTCGTCCTTTAACGTACACCGTAACTTCTTGCCAGACGTTGTTTGCAGGGCTTTGATTGATCACAAAGTAATTTGAAGAACCAAAGTCAGTAGACACGGTGTTGCTTGAGTTAACATGTGAAGTGCCATCTGCCGCCAAGGTGCAAACTGCACAGTAGACTGTTCCTGTACCACTGAGACGGCGATAGCGAGCGCGGATGCGATAAGTCTTTGTTTGATCAAATGGCAGTTTTGCTTTTGATCTTGCATTTACGTGGTCGTTACCCGCGTTGTTACCAAAACGATAGACTTTGCCACCAAGCGCAGAGGTGTCGTCGGCTCTTGCGACTTCGCCATTTTTGGTCCAGTAAATCCACTCTGAATCAGGATCTACATCAAGTGATGCAGACATGGTGATGCCATTGGCTACGTTTTTAAGATTCGCTGTAAGGCTAGTGATTGAGGATGTATTTGCTGTGATCTTGCCTTCGGCTGTAGTTACACGGCTGTCAAGATCAGTAACGGCTGAAGTGCTCGCTTTGGTATTTAAAGCACCGTTAATGCTTGTGATACTGTTGTTTAGCGATGTAATAGAATTACTGTGAGAAGTAATCGTATTACCCTGTTGAGTCACAGTATTCGTCAAGTTCGAAATAGCTGAAGCATTGGCGGTAATCTCGGTAGAAACATCTAACAAAGATGGCTCTACAATCGCTGAAATGCCGCTTGATGCAAGATCGGCTTCTGCAACTAAACTTGCTGACCAACCATTAATCCAATCATCTGGCGGAGTTGTATAGCCGATTTCCGCATCAATATTAAACTTAGGATACTGCCAGTAAGCGTTAGGCGCTTGAGAAGTTAAGATGACAACTACTGTGCCGTTACGAACGCCTAAACGTACACGGGTTGGTAGCGTACCTGAGTTCACCACCCCGTGTTGAATAATTGAAGTACCAGTGTAAGCATAACCTCCAATATTCAAATTAATATCGGTCTTGCCAGCCAAATAGTTATAACCAGTAAGCGCCAATCTAAACATCTTACTTGTGAAGGTAATAGGCGTTTGAATTACGATGTTACCAACGACATTTGCCCCGTTTTGTTGGAAAACCAACACACCTCTAAATAACTTAGCTGCACCGGTACCACCTTGAATCTTAGGCAATGCAGCGTTTGCTGTATTGGTAGTAACCGCTAGATTATTAGTCAAGGAAGTAATCGAGCTACCTTGAGAGCTAATATTGCCTTCCGCTGTAGTAACTCGATTTGACAATGAGGTCAGAGCGGATGCGTCTGCTTTCTGAGAAAGCGCGGTATTAATATTGGTAACACTGTTGTTAAGAGTGACAATGTTGTTAGATGCCGAAGTTACGCGTCCATCAATGTTTGTAACTTTAGAATCAAGCGTGCTCAAAGCAGACGATGTTGCTTGTAAGTCACTAGCTAATTTTTTATTGCCTGTGATGTTGCGAAATTGAATGTTCGTTACGTGCCATAGTTGAGCCGCTGCCTCTGCCGCCGCAATGCTTACCTGAATCCACGGACGAATTTCAACCATTCCATTTGGTACAGTGAAATACCCCTCGACCATGCCCCACGCATTTTTATCAGTCGATTTAACGGCCACTGTGTACCAAGACCACGTTCCCGCACTATTCCTCACACTAAAACCAATTACAGCCGAAGCTGTCGCTGAAGTATTTGGCGTAGCGAGCCATGCTGAGGCATAGAACATATCGCCAGCATTACATTTAACAAATGGGCCATAATACGTATCGCGGCTGTTTAGTTTTAATGCTTTTGGAGAAGGTGGATTAGGTGCCGCATCAGTCGCATCAACAATTGCACCAGCCGTCCAGCCATTCTTTGGATCGACAAAGTCAGGATTGAGAATCAGGTTCGATAAATCATTATTAGCAAGCGTGTTATTCAAGCTAGTAATCGAATTACCTTGACTTGTAATGTTGCCTTCCGCCGCTGTCACTCGGTTAGAAAGAGTGTTTACAGCCGAAGCGTCCGCTTTATTGGTAAGCGTTCCGTTGATAGAAGTAACACTATTTTTCAAGCTAGTAATGTCAGTACCTTGACTTGTAATAGTGCTACCTTGTTGATTAACAGTAGACGTTAAAGAAGTAAGAGCGGCAGAGGTCGCAAAACTTCCATCAGCATCATCAGTCGTCAATACTGGTGAAACTTTGTAGCCTTGAACTTCCCACCAGCCGGCTGAACCTGTGTGACCAGGAGCAATACCAAAGAACAATTGAGGATTGGCGTCAGATGTATAAGTTAGGTTTGCAGTACGCTCAATTTTTGTCCATGTTTCATTCTTAGGAACTTCGGTTACAGGAATGCCAATGCTTGAATAGCCCGCAGTGGTGAACTTACCATCATTGCCAGAGCGACCAATCGGGATCATCAGTAAGCCGTTAGAGTCAGCGCTACAACGAACCCAAAAACTTACTTTGTAAGTTCTATCGTTCGGCAAAGGTGTTCTTGCATAGTTAAAACAGTTCACTGGAACAGTTGTATCTTTGCGGAATACCGTATTGCTAACTTTGCCTGTCGTTGTCGTTTTGAAGTACTGCGCCATTGGATAGCCGTAATGACTGATCCACTTCTCTGGGTTGGCAAGGCTGTAATCAGGAATTAATGAATCACTATCAAGTGAATTGATAGAATTTGTGAGAGAAGTAATTGAGTTACTTTGGTTTGTTAATCCACCTTCTGCCGCAGTCATTCTTGTAGAAAGACCACTTAGAGCAGAGTTAGTTGCCGAAATACTTCCTTCTGCTGTGCTCATACGTGAGCCAAGCGACGTGATTGAATTTGTTGCTGTCGCTAAACGACCGTCCACTTCGGTAACTTTTGTATCTAAAGTTGTTAAAGCAGTTGCATTCGCTTGGTTGCCAGCAATGGCTTCCGCATCTTCAAGAATTAAGTAATCAAGTTCAACAATGCCCGCTTGGTTTTGATAATTCGCAAGGAACATTGGCGTAATAAAACCAGTCATTTGCGAAACTGTACGAGGACTAGCTTGTGTGCCTGCACCAGCAGCAGCTCCCGCTGAGCGTCCTTTGAAATAGGCAACAACTTCTTGCCATTCATCGATCGCAGGTGCATGTGCACTGATTACATAGTTCGACGAACCCATAGTATTGGATTGAGTATTGCCCGTTGCCACATACCAAGCTTTATCAGGCGTCTTTTGTGAAATGCCAACGTAGATTGTGCCAGTACCAGCACGGCGACGGTAACGCGCCCGAATACGATATGTTTTTGTTTGATCGAACGGCATGAGGTTATTCGCATGCAGCCAGATAGTGTCATTGCCAGCATTGTTACCGAGCTGAATTACTTTGCCACTTTGTCCTGTTGCTTCGGCAATAACGTTAAATTCGCCTGTAGCAGCGTAGGTTGTCCAATCGGTAATTGGGCTTCCTGCATTCATGCTAATTGTAGATGTAGCACTTGTTAAAGCAGAGTTAAGCGATGTAATTGCGTTTGCATTAGAAGTTACTTTGCCATCTACGGTCGTAACTTTTGTATCTAGTAGTTGAAGCGCCGATGCATCCGCTTTAGTTAATAAAGCACCTTCTGTCGAAGTCATTCGACTTTCTAGGCTTGTTACACGTCCAGCAGTTGCAGTATTTTGATTGGTTGCGGTATTGAATAAATCTGTCGCTTTTGCTTGAGTGGAAATAATCATCCCACTTGCGTCGGTACCGGCAATCCAAGTTGAAGGCGTTGTATTGGTTCCAACTTGGCGTTCTAACATCATTCTTTCAATATTGATGACTTGACCAGCGGCTTTTGCAGTTGGGTTGCCAATCAAAAGCATACAGATGGCTGCCCCACCAGCAGGCACTGTAAACACACCACTAAAACGAGTTAATGAGGCAGTAATACTAAAGCGTTGGCGGGTGCTGTCTGCGTTATAGAGCTGCCATTCAATTGGGTGTGGTGGTGTGCCCCCAACCGTTTTAGCAACAAAGCTGAAAATGTACTTGCCTTCAGTTAACCATTGGCGAGGCGTTTGTCCACCACCAATATTGAAATACGTTCCGCTGCCGCTTGCCGCAGGCATGGTGAATTGGAAAGCACGAACATTTGCTGTGTCTGGAGATGTAACAACCTCAAAAGGTAGGCCAGAAACCCAATTTGTAGGTTTTTCAACTGGGTTTGCGATTTCAGGACCTAAGAGATTCACACCCTGATTTGGCAAGCCATTAAAGTTGCTTTGTAAAGCAGTTAATGCCGATGTGTTTGAAGTAACTTTTCCGTCAATAGTCGTTACTTTTGAGTCGAGTGACTGTACCGCACTAGATTCTGCTTTGTTGGCAAGAGAGCCATTGATACTAGTGATGTTGTTGTTTAGCGATGTAATAGAACTACTGTGAGAAGTAATCGTATTGCCCTGCTGTGTCACTGTGTTTGTCAGATTAGTGATTGCAGTGGCATTAGCAGTTACATCAGGCAAATAGTCGTAAGAGCTAGGAATCCATGCATCCGTTGTGATTACATCGCCTTTGACCAGAACTGCCCAGTAAACCGTACCTACACTGTTTTTGTCGGCAGTCGGACGGTTGATCATGTAAAAGTTAAGAACTTTGGCCGTGCCTGAACTATTTTTAGTAAACGTAAATTTATTTACGACTTTACCGCCAGAGTTTACAAGTGACGCTAATGATTGAGAGCCACCGCCCGCATATACTGAGAGATATGAACTATTGTCGCCTGTTCCCCGAACATGTTCCGCACACCACAACAATGTGTACTTTGCGCCTAATTCCCAGTCTTCGCCCATCTCGTAGACGTGATGCGGGTAAGCAATTCCGTTATATGTTCCAACCACATTCGATTTAATAAGAAGGTTCGCGCCACCTTTCCCACTTACCGCCAATGAGTTATTCAATGAAGTAATTGAATTGCCCTGACTTGTAATATTTCCTTCTGCCGTACTAACTCGACTGGTTAAACTAGTAAGCGCACTAGAATCAGCCTTATTTGCTAAGGTCCCATTAATTGCAGTAACGCTATTTTGAAGAGAAGTAATCGAATCACTTTGATTTGTGATCTTTCCTTCTGCTGTAGTCATACGTGTTGAAAGGCCACTTACAGCACCGTTTGTGCTTGTGATATTTCCTTCGGCGGTGCTCATTCGAGAATTTAATGAAGTAATCGAGTTTGTGGCTGTTGTTAACTTCCCATCAATGTTGTTGACTTGAGTTTGCGTTGACTGAATTGCAGTGGCATTAGCGTCTAGCAAAGCTTGCGTATCGCGTGGACTTGGACTCCAAGCTGTAGCTTTATTACCAGCCTCGATTTGGAGTTTACGAATTGTAGGAATTCGACCAGTGCTGTAAGTGCCATAGAACTCAATTGCCGAAACGGTCGTACTGGCTGTATGTGTTTTTGGATTTACGGTAACTGAGTATTTGATAAACTGATTGGAAATGACCGCATTAACGCTGGTCGTAAACGTGTGCGCAGATCCATTAGAAGAATAAACCTGAACCGCACCGACAACGGGCACACTCATTTCAAACGAAATAGTTACTGGCTTATCTAAGTTCTCATCGTAAAACGCTTTCAATTCCGCGCTGCGTTCAAAGAGCAAATACTCTTTATTAATTGCAGCAGTTGAAGTGCGCGGCCCTTCTGAGTCAGCTACAGCGTTTACGCCACCGATAGTTAACTGAGAATTGAAAGTGTTAATGGCCCCAGATGTTGCTGAATCTGCTTCTGTTTTCGTGTAATAGTTGATTAATGCCGAAGCATCAGCTTTAGTTGAAAGCCCACCCTCTACAGTGGTAACTCGACCCTGTAAAGCGGTGACCGCATTTGTGTTAGTTGTTACATGGCCATCAATGCTAGTAACTTTGGTATCAAGCGAAGTAAGTGCAGATGCGTCAGCTTTTTTAGAGACGTTAGTGTTTGTGGTCGTTAGGTCATTACGCAAAGAGGTAATTGAATTACCTTGGCTTGTAATGGCACCTTCCGCATTGCTAACACGTGTAGTGAGGTTACTGACGGCTGTTGCGCTAGCATCTAACGATGCGTAGATGCCATTAAGATCGGCTGAACCTGCAACCCATGGTGATCCATCCTTATTGTCTCCTACGTACTCTTCGATCATTAACTTATCCATAGTTAAGATCGCACCCACAGGAGTCATTGCGGCAGATGAAGCGCCGCCTGTATATAACAGAAATGAAGCAGTTACTCCATCCGCATGGATTGGAGATGATAGGTATAAGTTGTATTTAATTAAGTCAGTCGTGAATGAAACGTTCTGCGTTTGGGTTGATGTCCATAACAAATTGACAACTTGGACGTTAGCACCACTTTGATTAAATACACGCAACGCAAAACGACCGATGTAGTCAGCTAGATCTGCTTTTGCGTAGAAACTAAATAGTAATTTAGCTCCACCACGTACCGCTACAGGCGCTTGCTTCCCATCGACATAGTTGCCGATGTAAACGTAGTTGCTGATATTGGCAGTTAAGTTTTTAAAGTTATAAGCCTTCCCAGTTCTTAACGTTGAGTCGATTAAGCTAACTTCAACGCCTGACTTAGTTGCTGTATATGGCACAACTTGAGGGTCAGAGAAAGGAGCAATAAGAAGGTTAGACCCTTTACCTGTACTAAGTTCTGACTTAAGCGAAGTAATCGCGCCCGCATTACTTGTAACTCTTCCATCAATACTAGTAACTTTTGAATCAAGGGTATTTAGAGCGCTCGAATCGGCTTTTGTTGTAAGAGCATTATTGGTTGCAACTAAATCATTTTTAATCGAAACGATTGCCGAGCCTTGAGCTGTGATTTGTCCTTCAGCCGTGTTAACGCGGGTCGTTAAGGAATTTAATGCTGTAGCGTCTGCTTTTTCTGAAAGCGTACCGTTAATTGAGGTAACGCTATTATTCAATTGAGTAATTGAATTGCCTTGGGCTGTAATAACCCCTTCCGCTGTAGTCACGCGATTTGTTAATGCGCTTAAAGCGGTGGCATCGGCTTTTTGCGAGAAACTTCCATTAATTGAAGTGATGCTGTTATTCAATTGGGTAATTGAATTGCCTTGGGATGTATTTACACCTTCAGCGTTTGTAACGCGGGTAGTAATACTGCTAATGGCAGATGCATTGGCATCAAGAGCATTCTTAATGGCATTAAGATCGGCTGGTCCAGCCACCCAAGTTGAAGCAGGCTTTTCGGAACCAAGCGATTCTTCAAGCATCAACATATCAACCAAGTATTCGCCTGTCGTTGGGCCAGATGGGTTGCCCACAAGGTAAATCGTTGCACCAATGGCATTTGCTGGGGCGTTTACTGTTTTAAACGAATAGCGCTGACCGTTTGCGGTCGGAGAGATATACGATTCAGTTTGATCCTGTGGAAGTACAAGCCCGCCATTCGTGGTGATCGCACCAGTACTAGGGTTGCGGATAAACCACATAATATTGAAACGAAACGATGGAATCGCAGTTGATAACGATTTTAACCATGCGCTAAACATATAGGCTCTGCCTGCCTCAATATGCATTGACATGAGAGCTGGAGCTTGTGCTGCTTGAGCAGTGCCGAAATACACATAATGCGCAGCGGCAGTGTATGAAACTTTGTACGCTTTTCCATTTCTACGTAATAGCGAATCAACCAAAGTTACCGTGCGTCCAGAACCGCCCAAAACTGGCAATTCTTGAGGATCAGAAAAAGGCGCAATAATGTTGTTAATGCCCTTACCAGTACTTAGGTCTGATCTAAGCGCTGTAACTGCCGAAGCGGCAGCAGCGGCGTTGGTTACCGCAGTATTAGCTGTTTGTTGAGCTGTTGCAGCCGAGCTGATTGCTTCTGCTGCTTTGCCTTCGTTCGTCGTTAATCGAGAATCAAGAGAAGTAATTTTTGAAGTGTTGACACTTGTGTTAGTGGCATTTGTCGTAATTTGCGTTTGCAAACTAGATAGCGTGCCATTAGTGCTTGATTTATAAGTCTCAATATTACTTAGCAGCGCCGCATCTTCCGACTTACGTTGAGTCGTTTCAGTTGTGAGGCCATCTTTCATTTGAGAAATTGCAGTTGTACGTGTGCTTGCTTCATCTGCAATTTTTTGATTTAACTGATTTGTAGAAGTAGTTAAATCGGAAGCCACTTTTGAGGCAGCCGTTGCTGCCTCATTAGCCGCTGTTTGAGCATTGGTTGCGGTTGTCTGAGCATTTGTTGCCGCAGTGTTAGCGGTAGCTGCTGCTGAAGTTGCACTTTCAGCCATCGTTTTAGCAGTATCTGCCGCTGTTTTGGCATTTGCTGCTGCATTGCTAGCCGTTAATGCTGTGCTTGATGCTTGATCGGCTGTATTTTTTGCATTAGCTGCTGTGGCGCTTGCTTCATTGGCAACTTGTTGAGCATTAGTTGCCTGTGTTTGCGCTGAACTTGCCGCCGTTTGGGCGTTTGTAGCTGCTGTCTTGGCATCTGTCGCTGCCGTTTGGGCATTTGAAGCCGCAGTTTGAGCGCTACTTGTCGCAGTTTGTGCATTAGTAGCTGCTTGCTCTGCTGCTTCTGCTACATTAACCGTATTTTCGATTTTCCCTTGAAGCTCTTGAGCAAGATCGCTTTCGGCAATATGTCCAGAGATAAGATCCAATACAGCATCCGGGTCAGCAATAGTCGTTCCATTAACCCATTCAGACCATGCCCCCACATTACCAATTTTATCTACAATTCGACCACTATAATATTGGATTAAATTTGGCTGTAAGCCTTGAACTTTATGAGTATTAGTTGGATAAGCGAACTGACCTAACGGTGCTATATTGCTTACACCATCTGGTGAAACACGAATTTCAACATATGCTGCGTCTTGAGCCCCTACATTGGGAAAACTCCAATCCAACTGCATACCAAACAAAATACCAGTGGCACGGATATATTCAAGTTTAGGAGGTAAACCCTTTTTACCTACTAATTCAGTAATTGATGAGTAAACCGGTAATGAAGAAACTTCAAATGCTGAAATTGCAGTAACACGTGCTTGATAATTTCCCGAATAAACTCCCTGTACTTCTAAAGAGTTATTTCCTGTGAGCGGTAAACGAAGCCAAGAACCATTGTCTTTACGCCATTCAACAAGATATTTAACAGCACCTTTTGCCTGCTTCCAAGACAAAATCATTGTTGTGATATTAATACCTTGATTAACTTTATTTTCACTTGTAATTAAAATATCACTTACGGGATCTTGAATAGTTGGATTAATAACTGAAATTGGTACTTCTTCAAAATAGGCCCCACTATCTATTTCATCAAATTTCTTAGAGTTGTATTGAATGGCATTAATCGTAAATTTGTTTTTCTCTTCCTGACGAATTGAAATAACCCTAAATTTCATTGTTGCTAAATCTTGAGCATCGATTACCCAAATATTTTCCGCAGCGATTGAACCTAAATCGAATGGTAAAGTGACTGTAATTACACGACCATTTATAGATTGAATAATTCTAGTTTGAGCTTTTCCGTTTTCACCATTAACAACCAAACGATCGCCTGGCTTAGCTACAACGTCATCGCGATCAATTGTTAGATTAACTCTATCTTCAGAAATTGCAGATACACGTCCGCCATTAGCACGTCCTGCAAACAATTCATCTGCAATTTCAATAACTCGACCAGGTTGTGGAATCCATCCATCTAGACCAACTTTAAAAGTTACAGTTCTTGTTTCAGACTGTTCAGACTTTAAAGCCCACAAACCAGCACGTTGTGCTTGTCCACGTGAAGTACACCCCCACGCATTTAAATCTAAAATGCGTACTTGACCAGAGTCTGAAATTGCCTGCTCATCTCGAACATATTCATATTCAGTTTTATAATGATTAGCTGGGTTATCAAATGCAACTTTTACAACATTATGACGATCACGAGCGCGCGTACCTGAATACTCAAATTCTCCAATCACATTCGCGCGGGTATACGTAAAATATGTATCTTGTGGAATATCTGCATCACAGATAATACTGTTTCCGTCCCAATAAGAGATTGCTCTAAAAATTCCAGCTAATTTTTTTAAGATTTCATAAGCTTCCTCTGCTCTTTGCAAGTAAACGTTACAAGTAAAACGTGGTTCCTGCCCTCCTTGGCCATCAGCTACAGATTCATCACAATATTGCCCAAGACGATATAAAGACCATTTGTCGATCATAAATGGTGTAAGACGATCACCTAAACCATACCGATCTGAAGTACAAATATCGTAATAAACCCAAGCTGGGTTATTTGAATATGCACTAATAAATGTACCATCCCACATTCCAGCATATGTTCTAGAAACCGGATTATAGTTGGAAGGGAGTTTAATTTTTGTACCCTTACATTCAACAGCAATTTTAGCAACATTGTTAAAGGTCTCTGCATCATATTGCAGACCTAATAGTGCTGTATTCGGATAGCGTAATTTTGCATCAATAACTTCAGTGACAGCCTCAATATACATTTTGTCACTGACATACTCAGAGGTTGAGTTTGGTGTAATACGGCGCACACGAATAAGCCAATCTGAATCAGCTTTTGGTAAGTTAATTCGATGAGCACGCTCATAATTTGCGGAAGTTTTATCAGAGATTTTTGTTTTTAAAACTTCAGTCCAAGGCCCACCATCAGTTTGTAATTCCACTGTGTACTCAATGGTTACACCTGAAACATCTCCACTCGTAGCATCTTGAGTTCGTAAAGGCCCCCATTTAAGTCGAATACGTAAAGCATCTAAATCTAAATTTTTAAAGGACTTAACCCATGGAGTACCCGCTTTTAATTCGACATCAATTGCAGTTTCGCTCTCAACAGCTGGAAAACCTTCTATATAGTCTTGGTCATTTGTTCCTGAACGAAAATCAACTTTTACACTTTCAAAATTTAATTTGCCATTGTTATCTTCAAGAGGAGTATTTTCAAGCAAGATAGACTTATTACCGCTTGCTAATCCTTCAATCTCCCCCTCTGCAAGGCCATATAGAATATTTATGCGAGTTTTTGACTGTGCAGAATCAGTAGCGATATTTGGTTGTCGCGCTTGTCCGCTTCCTTTTTTTGAACCTTTTACAATTGACATAATAAATCTCACGCATAAAAAAGGCGCTGATAAGCGCCTATAACAAAACCTATTTTTTGATTAAAGTTGGTCTTCAGGGTACTGACCTGCACTGATAATAAATCCACCAATTTCACGCTGACCATAAAGGACAGGTACAGGATTTCCTTGAGCTACTGTTGTTACTGCACTACCAAATCCTTTATTTGCTCTATTGCCATCTTGGTTTTGGTCTTGAGTAGTTGATGCCGAGGGCATTAACATACTTGAAATACCACCTACAGCCATACCGGCACCAGCACCAATTAAAGCGACACCCGTATTTGTAGTTGCACCACCGTTCCAAAAACCTGCAACAATCAGAACTACTCCAAGAACTAACTGCAAGACTCCAGTATTTCCACCAGCACCTACCACACGAGGCACAATATGAATGGTGTCGGCTTGGGTATTCATATCTAACTGATCTTCAGAGATATTATCTCCTGTAATCTGCTGTTTCGAATCTGCATCATAAATTGAGGAATGATTCTTTTTATATTTAGAATTTTTATTATTTAAAAATACGGCAAATTTAAGTCCAGACTCATGAGCACGTAACATAAAACTTTCAAAACCCGGAACTTGAACTGATAATGCACGCATAGCTTCACGAGTATTCACAACATCTAATTGAAATTGCTTTCCAAATTTTTCTGCTAATACACCATATAGTTTGATTGTTTTTAACATGAGATTATCCTGGATTTAATAAAGGAGATATTCAACTGAATACCTCCTCTAAACTTTAAAATTAGAGAGCTTCTGTTGGAGTTTGAGCTTCTTCAATCAAAATAGAGAATCCTGTTTCTCGATTATAAGTTAGGACTAAATTTTCAAGTGTCATACCTTTATTGAATTGAATCGCATTCACTTGATTACTAAATTGAGTTACGAGTTCTGCTTCCAGTACTGAAACTTGTTTTGCTGCTTGAGTTGCCATTGAAATTACCTCTTTAGAAAATAAAAAACCTGCGAATGCAGGTTTTAGGGATTTTGCCTTGCGGCGGTTTAATTCATTTTTTTGTGTCTTAAAATCTTCACGGTTCGATCTAACCATTGTGGTCCATAAATCTCTCTTACAGACTTACGCCCATAAGGATGATGAAGAATTAAAGATGAACCAATACATGGTTCTGTCTGCTCTGTTTTAAGTTTTCCTTGGTCACCAAGCCAGATTAATGCATGATTAGGATGTTCTGTGCGTCCTACTCTACAAATAAGCATGTCACCATATTTAGGTTGTGAGACTTCATAAAAACCAGCTTGTTCATAATTTTCCAAATAAAGTGAAGGATGATCTTTTTGTTCCCACCAAGCATCTTCTCGATCAAAATCAATTAATGAAATATTAAGTTCACGGCTATAGAAATCACGGATTAATGAATAACAATCTTGCCACCCATGATAATAATTACGTCCTACCAGAGGTGCTTTATAACCAGATGGTTCATATATTTGAAAATCAATATTTGGATATGAACAAATCACCCAAGGTTTTTTATGTAACTCAATTTGTGTTAAGTCTAATTCGGAAGCACGTGTAGTTCCATCTGGATGACTATGAACATACGCCTGAATTTCCCCCTGATCTTCAATCATAGTTAAATCTTCAGGATGGATTTCAAATTGATCATTTTGAGTAGAAATATTACGGCAAGGAATATATTGGCGATCTACAATCACACCACAGCATTCAAGTGGGTAACATTCATCGGCATGTACCATAATTGCTTTTTTAATTTTTGCTGAAAGTTTCATAATCGACCTGCTTTACGACAAGTTTGAAGCTGGAAAACCACCATAAGATAAAGGCTGGTTTTCACCAAAATGTAAGCGACAATCTCGTAAACGACCTCCACACTTATCTTGGGCTGGGTCATCAGTAAGCTCACCTTTTTCTGTATACATTGCCGTCCCTGTATAACCACACTCCTCACCACGATAACGTCCTTTACATGCCCATTCGCACAGTGAAGTAATTTGCCTAACAGGAATTTCTCTTCCTTCATTATCTATAGGATTAGAAAGTTCAAATGTGACTTGCTGAGCATTTTCAGAAGTTTTCTGTTCTATGTACCAAATCTGTTCTTTTGATTCATTTGCTGCATTTGTATTACCAGAAGAAAAGTTTGATGCATCTAAATATTTAGCCATTGTGGTAATGACTTTTAATTTAGCATCAGCAAAATCTTTGAATTGTAAACAGTAAGCCGAAACAGCTCCTTGAATACCATTAATATTATTTGCAATTGCTAAGGATGGAGTAGAGGCTTTTCCATCTGAACGCAATTCTAATTCAGATACTTTAATTGCTAATGGTTCATAAGTTTCACCTTGCCAAATAATATTTGGTTGCCATTCACCATTATCTTTAAAACTAGCATGGCCATGAAATCGTAAAATACCTGCTCCAAGATTCCTTGCATCTAATTCATAAAGAGTAATTAGTCCATCTACTTCAAGTTTTTGAAAATCACTGACGAGAGACATATTTTTTTCCATAAAAAAAGCCCCTTTTAAGGGGCTCATAAGTGAACAAGTATTAAGGATAATAAACTTGGGTAAATGTTGTACTAATGCGCCACCACCCCCCACCTAAATGGACAGATTGATATTCACCCACTTTTACCCGCACTTCACCCTCTAAAGGTGAATCCCAAAGAAATGATTTTGAACCTTTATGTAAGTCAAAAAAATTTTTAATCTCTAAAATATTTTTTTCGGTATCAGTTTTAGTATATTGCCACTGACTAGAACAATTATTAATACCAACACTTACGTTTTGTTCGTAACCATCCCCAAAATTTGCATTTAAGACATTAAATGTATTTTTTTGGGAATTACCATCTAAATCTTGATTCCAAGTAAACTTAAGGGCACTCATAAAATATTCCTAAAATATACAAAGCAGTTACATAAATATTTATTCAAACAATAAATAATTTATTATTTGCACCATTAAAATACAAATTAAAAATAAAAGACCAAACGAAATTTATTACAAATATTTAAACCAAAAAAAAATAAGATATATTTCAAAAAAATCTGAAAATTTTAAATAATAGTATTAAAAATAAAAAAGCTAACTTTAAAATTAAAGTTAGCTTTTAATGTATATCGAATTCATATTTCGACCATCTTAGTTACACTATACTTTAGTTTTCAGAAAAAAGAAACTATAAATTAATGAAGGTCATTTAAAATATTTAATTCAAATTATGTCAAATTAAATAATCTCTTGAATCTATTATTTTTAAAAACCAAGTTAGTATCTTTTAACCACGTATCGCATTATATAAAATCCGACCTTGACGTAATTCTTGAAGTAATACTTGTCGAATTGTATTCCCAAGCACTTCTCCAACTAATTTATATTGCCCAGATGAGTCGACCTGACTACTACCATCTGAATTTACTGTCACATTTACTGACACAGGAGCATTAATAGCACTTCCTGTTGACGGAAGTTCAGCAAGCTGAGGCACAATAATCTGACTTGACTCTGTTTGAGGCAACTCACCTGTTTGGTTCATATAATTAAGATTATCCAAGCCAATCTTTTTAGCTGAAGATTGTTTAATCATGAACTCTTCATTAGAAGCCCAGATAGGAATACTGTCACTTAAACCATTTCCTAAACCTCTAATTTGTCCACCAGTTGCAAAGCCTTGTGGAGTAACAGCGGACACTGCTGCTTTTAATACACCTGTTTGGGCCACAGCCATTGCCACTGCGGGTATGTTATAAGGGAAAGCTGCTGATGCCCATGCTTTACCAATTGCTTCAGAACTAGATAAAATTACACTTGCTAATGAAAAACCTTTTTGCATGGCAAACAGCGTTCTATATGTATTAGATTGCTCACCTCCAAAAGCTTTGGCTAGCCCAGCCATATCTCCAAACATGGTTGCATAATTATTTAAATTTTCTACATTTAAATTATTTTGTAACTCTCGAGACTTTGTATCATATTCAACATCCATTGCGAATTTTGCATCGACATATGCTTGATGTGCATCTTCAAGCATTTGATATTTATCAGTCTCTGATAAGTTTTCATTACTATTAATTGATTCATTTATATTTTGGTATCCATCCCACAAATTAGTCTGTTTAGTTTCAAATTCATTTTGAAAATTCCAATTTTTTAACTCATCTGGAGTAAGAGTTGTTCTCGCCCAAGTTTCAGTACTAGATTGATTCATTTGATCAATTCTATCTTTAGTACTTTGAATCGCCTGATTTTGAATCTTTATTTTTTCATCTTCTGCAGCAATATAACTCTCCATTGCTTTGTCATATTCCTTCTGACGAAGATCTAATAATCTTGTTCGTTCAGGACCTTCTGGAATAGTTTTAATAATCTCAGCCTTGTCATCTTCACTATCTGCTAAGATTCTCTCTGGCTCAGTATAATATTTGCTTTTTAAAGCTTTTTCATTCGCAGCTTGAGTAAGGGATGCTTGATACTGCTCATCATCAGAATTTTGTACATTTTTTAAAGCCTCCAATGCAAAACTTTCATCTCCATTTTTCCCAAGCAATAAGTTAAGTTTATTGTAATAATTATCTCGTTTCTTATGATGAGGTTGGGCGTTGATCTTATTACCATCATAATCCCAAACAATAAAATTATGCCCTAAAGTGTTGGCTAGTTCTTTATAATCAGCATTTTTCATTAATGCCTTTTTAGATTTAGCAAATCGCTTATTTCCCAATAGCTCATTGATAGCATATTTTGCCTGAGTATTTAGAGCTTCTTGTGTTTGTTTAATATTGCCTGAGGTATCAAGGAGTCCTTTTTTCGATAAAAGACTCATTAGATCTGTCGCTCTATCCTTTTGCCAAGAAAAAATTCCTACGTTAGTCAAACCATTATTGTGATCTTTATGGCTGCCAAACATTTTTGAACTACGGAAATCATTTTCCCTTCCAACTTCCGCAGTAAAATATTTAGCCTGTTTCTCATTCAGCACACCTGTGTTCATAAAGGCTTGATAAACGCTCAGCATGTTTTTAGTTGCAGGATCCATAACAGCACTAGCCATAGCTTGCTTTTTTGCTAACTCTGCTTGTTTTTTGGCTTCTTCAGTTGATCTTTGTTCTAGTTTTAATTTATCTTCTTGCTGGCTTTTTAATTCTTTATTTAAATTTAATAAGTCCAAAGAGGCTTTGAAATCTTTTTGGGCTGTTGGGGTTGCCATCTGCGCAGAGTCATAATTATATCGTTTCCCCCACTCATAGATTATATCCATTTCTTTTGAAGAATAGTTCTTACCATACTTATCTAAAAGTGCTTGCCGACCTTTAACATCCTTGTATTCAGTATTAAAAGTTTTTTGATATTGTTCATAACCGACTTTAGCTCTATTTGAAGCTAGTTCAGCAGCATAAAACTCTTTATTTAAATTCCCTTGTTTCTTTGTTGCTTCATCGGTTGACTTTAATAAAGAGTTGATTACTTCTTTTTGTTTTGTAAATTCTTGACCGACTTTAATTGAAGCTGCTGCTTGTTCATCAATTCTTGCTTTAGATTTTTCAGATACGCCAGATAATTTATTAATTTCAGAAGCAAATTGACTAGTGGTCAGCTGCCCTTCTTTAAACTTCATAGCTAATTCACTAGCAGTTCGAGATGCTTCAGAAGTAGAACCATCCAGGCGTCCTATAGCAATTGCCATACTAATTAACGTGCCTTTAGATTTGTCATACTCTTCATTTAATTCTTCTAATGATTTTTTTTCAGCACGCATCTGAGTTCTTTGCGAGGCTGTATCTAATTCTTGATATTTTTTAATTATTTCAGCAATTGAAACTCCCTGTTCATTTAAAGATTTAGCAGCTTCATCATTACTATTTTTCATAAAGAGAAAAGCTGCACCGGCAGCAAGAGCTTGTACCGCAAGAAGACCTAAACCAACAGGTCCCCCAAGAAATGCCATAGCTCCTCTTAACACACCCATTGCAGTTGTAGTCTGTAATGAAGCTGCTGTGACACTTGCAAAAGTTGCAACAGTACGTACACCTTCAATTGCCCACATAGCAAACTCTTTGGCTACCATTGCAGCTTGTACTGCGAGTTTAACGCTTAGTGCAGCGCCCAAACCAACTGCTGCTGCAGTAATGGTGTCCATATGAGAAGTTACAGCGATAAATACAGGCATGATTCCATTGACCATAGTGGCTTGAAGACCCTGCCATTTCAAATCCATTATTTGTAAGTTTTCTTTGGCTTGCGATAATTTTTTTATCATCGCATCATCCATAATGTTGCCAGCTTTTTGTGCTGTTTCTCCCCATTTTTTAAATCCTGCACCACCATTTTCTAGTAGAGGAATTAATGCCGTCGAGCCAGAAATAAGGGTTTCCATATAAAACCGCATACTCTCCTGACTAACATTTGCTTTAACAAGAGAATCATAATAAAGCTGTAATGCATCTGGGCCTGAAAGTTTCTGGAATTGAGAAATTGTTACCCCAACTTGAGGTGCAATGTTTTTAAAAAAATCAGCTAATGGACCACCCCCAGTCTGTTGGAAATTGCCGATATTTTGTTGCATACCTTTTAACTGGTTTGCAAATTTATCCATGCTAATTCCTACAGTTTCTGCCCCTTTTGCGTAATACTGAAAGGACGAAGTACTTGTATTGGCTAGCTGAGCCAACTTTTTGATTTCACTACCAGTATCAATTACACGTGTTACGGTCGATGTGAGGCCGGCAACAATCTGATTATTCATAAAATCACTGACAGATTTCATGGTAGAGCCAATTGTTTTAAAACTTTGAGCAATAGTTTCACTGGCTGATTTAGCTTTACGTTCTGCCTGGTTAATAGGCTCAACAAAATTACCAATATTAACAACTAGGTCTATGCTTAGACTTCCTAAGTTAGTTGTAGCCATACTTATCTCCAGGCAAAAAAAACGACCTTTCGGTCGTTAATGATTAAATAATGATTTAACTAGATTTCAAGTTACTGCTTTGCTAAATTGGGCATACTTTACAAATACTAGAGTTAATCAAGGCAATGAAACAAAAATTATTACTGCTATCTTCTTTTTTTTAATTAACCATTCTTTTGCAATAACAGTAGATGATTTGGAAACAAAATCGATATTCCGTACATTTTACCCATCTATGTTTCATGCTATGTTTGAAAGTAAAGATGAAGAGGAAATTAAACTTCCCCATATTGGAATCGAAGAAAATAGCCAAGAATATTTAGCCATACTCCATCCCGCGGAAGTCTTTAAAAATAACTCTAGTGAAGATAGATATTTAATTTTTGTTGAAAAACGTGAAATTGGTAAAGCAGTAAGTGAAATTGAAAACGGAAAACTTGTCGAAAAAAGTTCGAACTTCTATGAGTTTAGTGAAGGTTGTCATGCCTGTGAAGGTAATGCTGACCTCATGATTTTTAAGAAAAATAATAAAGGTAATTTTGATTTAGTCTCTAAAAATATCAATTCATACACTCCACCAAGTCAATATGGAATTATTAATTTAAATATTGAAAATCTAGCTTCAAGAATTGTCAAAATAGGTAAAAATGATGTTGGCTTCTTCGACGACTCATATACCTATTCAAATGATGGCGGTTCAGATACTTTACTACATCTTATTAAATTAGGTGATGATGCTATTCAAGGATACAATATTGATATTGTTGAAGGAAGTAATGAAGGCACTTACGGCCAAAACTCACCTTTAAATTATAGTTTTAAGGGGGAATATAGAATTAAAACGGATCAACCTGATTTAAATAGTTATCCTATTGAAATTAAATTCAAAGGAGATATTTTAGACAAAAAACAGATAAATTTATTAAATATAATAAAATAAAAACTTATCAATTTAATAGTATAAAAAATATATACAGCATTACATCAGAAAAAAGTTATTAATTTATTTTAAAAAAAGCACTTTTTAAAAAGTGCTTTTTTAATGACTTATAATTAAAGTGAAGTTTTCATTTTTTTCATACGTTCCTGCTCAAAAGTAAGCGGTGGTGGTTTGTCGAAGTGTGGTAAATAATCATAAATTTGAAGTCCCTTTACTCCCTTGGATGATGCAAACATGAGCTTCATTTCTGCCATCACTTCTTCTAAACGTAAACCTATGTTGAGACTACCTCTTTTTTGTCGGTAGGCTGCCCAGGTTCTAATTTCTTTGTGGGTGAAGGTTGTTTTGACTTCTTCAATTGATCTTGAGGTTGCGATTGCGATTTCAATGAGGAGTTCTTCTCTGTCGTCGATTTTAATGTCTGCTTTCCCATGACATTAATTTCAACAATTTTAACCCAAATGATATCAACTAATGCTTGGCTAAAGTGTAATCGTACTTCATCCTCAGTGAAAGTAGGAACACCATCTTCATCTGTAATACAACTTGCTAAAATACCTGCCAGAGCCTCTTTATTTTCTCCGTATGCTTTCATATTTGCTACAGCAGATTGATAGTTAAAAGGCTTAATATAGGTTGTAAACTCTGATTCTTCACCATTTACCAAAACTTGGACTGTTACTTGTTCTGGCTTACCAAGCAAAACGCCTGACTTGATTTGATCCGCACTTAGTTTCTTCATTTTTTAATTTTCCAAAAGAAAATAAGCCTGCTAAGCAGGCTTATTAATAATGCTAAAAAACCTTAAACGGTTTTCAATGTATCGAAAGCTGGGGTTTGGCGCTTCATTGGAATAGTATGGTTTACCAATGAATCTTTATCGAAAATTGGTGGGCCTTTTCGTAATTGGGCTTGAAATTGTGTCCAAGAACGACCTTGTGGCACTGTAACAACATCGCCCTGTAAAGTAGGTGCAACCGTACCATCCGCCCATCCCACGAAAACATCAACTTTTGCTTTGTTTTGTGCCAAATTCAAAATCGTAACATGGGTTTCATTTTCAGGATCAGTATTGATTTTCAAACTACCTTCACCTGGTTTAACCAAACCATATTCTGAAGTTGAAGATTCACGTTCTTCCATACATGTTGTTTCAATTTCAGTAACACTATCATCGCCTACCGACAATTCAGTAATACATTCAATTTTAGTTAATACAGCTGGTGAACCATGTTTCACCCATGTTTCAGTACCTTGTGTTAATACGCCCATGATTGGACTCCTTTTTTAACGACGAAAAAAACCTCGCTTTTGCGAGGCAATAAAATTTTAGAATTTGTGAAATACTATATAGCTCTAATATATAAATTCTGTCTTAATTACCAACAGTTCTTTAATAAACTGTATTAAAATTTATTTATTAATTCACTTTGAAGCATTTTAATCATTAATTCTTTAGCATTTTTTTGAGAAGTTGCTTTCTTTTCAACATCCTCTACAATTTGATTAATTCTCTTATCATCTGATAATTTCTTTAATTTGTTTTGTAGATTAGTCAAACCACTCATATTTGCAGACATAAAATCACCTAAACAAGTAAAAATCACTACATTATCTATTGATAAAAAATAAAATCATTAAAAAACACGTTATTTAAAAATATTATTTTGATGAGATTTACTACGTGTACGCCTTGGCTTATCTTGATTGGTTAATTTATTAGATTTTCTCAGTACATCTGAATTAATAACTTTAACTAAATTGAGCTTGAGTAAATCATCTGCATCTCTTTTTTCAATCTCAATAATCTCATTGGCTATATAAACAATTCGATTATGCATACATGTAGTTAAAAACTGGACTTTTATCTTTAACATATTTTTTCCCAATAAAAAAAGAGCTAGACTTTAAATCTAGCTCTCCTAACAACTAAGATAATACAAAATACTCTTACCAGTTAATATAAATATTACTTTTATTTTGGCTTTGAATCTAAGTAAGCGATAATATTTTCATCAACCGTTTTATTTTCAACATACTGTTGAAGTAATTTATTATTCTGCTCAATAGCAGCATAAATAAGAGTATCTTTCTTTTCAGCCTTTTGAATCAATGTATTGTTCTGCTTTATCAACTCGTCCATTACTTCGAGTAGCTTTGAGCAGCACAAGTTTTGTTCTTCGTTCAAGTTCATTATATTTACTCTCTAACCATTTACGCCTTTTAGCACAACTATTACAACTCATAATAAATACCTTTCCATACCTATTACTAATAAAAAATAAAGCCGTATCAACCTATTTTGATACGGCTTTATATGCTGCAATTTGTACAGCAAAACTAAAATAAGAAATACAAAATTAAATGTATTGTATTTAGATAACTTAAACAAAAAAGTCGCACCACAAACAAAATTTGTAATACGACCATCTTATAAATACTATACACTTTTTTTCACAATAATGAAAACCCTATAATTGTAACTCTTTGTAAGTATCTTTCCGATATTCACGGATAGTATCCTCTGCTTCTGCAATAGCAGATTCAAGCGCAAGCTGCATCAACTTCTCATATGGCTTCCAAGTCATTCTATAAACATCTGCGGACATTTTATAAGCCGTAATACCTGCATAATAAAGTCTACCTTGAGCAGTAAAGTTTTTTTCAAGATCAGGATTTAGAGAAAAATCGATAACCATGCGAGCAATAAGCCATGCTAAATGGTGAATAGCAATATATTCAGGTTCTCTTTTTTTATCTTTTTCAGCCTCTTTTAACATAATTAAAGCTAAATGATTTCTTATAAACTTATAGTCCTCTTCTGATTTTCCATTATAAATAATTAATGAAGATACTGATTTAGCTAATTGAGTCTCCATTTTAGCAATTGCCCCTAACCTATCTTGATAATTAATAGCGTCCTTACTAGGGGTATGTCCAACTCTTGAAAAGTCCAATGATTGTGCTGTTAAGCCTCGGGATAACCATTGAAACTGAGTAAACTGATTCATAATACTAATATCAATATTCATTCATTAACCCTCTCAAAATATACACAATCACGATCATTACTAATATCGAAAAAATAAAACCCAATCCAAAGGCGAAGCCCCTTCTCATCCATTCAATCACTGCCCCATGGTTATATTCACCGACCAACCATTGCATCAAAAACTTAACAGCAAAATAGAAGGCAAATGAGGCAACTATTACTAAAATAATTTGATCAGTTTTCATTACATTAAGCCCTCAGTACATTTAGTTATTAATAAGCGCCTATAAAGTTCTGTACTAAATAAGCATTTAAAGTGCTTTTTCTGTAATTTCGGTTCATGAGCAAAATTTTTATTACTCTGGATAGGCAATTCCACATTCTTCAAATCGCTCAAATTACTTAGAATTTTTTTCTGAATAATTCCAACACTTCGAGTTTGACAATAACGCTGTTCAACAAGATGATTCATTATTCACCCCTAAAGCTTCTAGCGACTGTTTTAAAATATTCCAATCAAGTAATGAGGCTTCTGATCGTCCATAATAAATCCGACGAAGCTGATGGGCTGTTAATGCATAGCCAGAATTAGCTGCCAAGAAATCCCAAGATTGTCCGAACTTGTTAACAAATATTTTTAATAAAGCTTGTTGGTAATTTGGATACGCCGTCGTTTCTTTAATTAGTGAATGAGTCAATAAGATTTTTGATGTTACGCCATGTTCCATATAACTTCTGCTGTTATACTCATCTTTAGTAAACTTCCCCATGCCCTGTTTAATATAGGCTTGATTCTCAATATTGTTTTCAACTAAGGTAATCTGATTACCTTGAGCTACCCATTCTGCTAATTGAATAGCTAGTTCATTACGCTGTTTAGACTTAAGAAAAACATTTGAATAACTCATTGAATAATCATGTTTAGTAAGCTCTGATTTAATGCTCATAGTTCTGCTCCTAAACGGGTATCTGCCCATACACATTCAATTTGAGTTAATCCCCCATGTTGAAAACGTGACCATAGGCGATCACCTAAATCAGAGATCAAGCCATGAATAATTGTACCCATCCGATCCTTAGTATCATTAAGTGCAAAATTTGAAATAAGCATTGTTGCTTTATCTGCGTCATAACGCGCATATAAGACCTTATGAACTACTTCTTTACGTTTTTCGCGATCATGCAAGCCATACTCATCAATAATGAGTAAGTCATATTCCGTATACCGATAAATAGTATTTTTTTCACTATCTCCTTGACGATACCAAGCTCCCATGATGTCATTTGCTAACTCTTCACTGGTGATATAACGAGCCGTTTTGCCATTTTTAAGTAATGTTCTAGCCGTCGCACATGCAAGATGTGTTTTACCTGTCCCAGTTTTCCCCACCATAACTAGATTAGTTACTTGTCCTTTCATAATTCGTTCGGCATAAGCGGCGCAACTATTAAAAGCAATAATTTGCCCTGGTAATTCACAGCGATAATTATGAAATCCAGAGTTTTTGTGACGTATAGGTAGCATTCCACCTGCCAAATGATTTTCATAAATCATCTTTCTAACAGCTTTACTATGCTTGAGATTAGACTCAGTTACTTTATTGACAGCACATGTTGGGCAAATTTCTAAACCTGCAATCTTGACCTTTTTCTCCAAATGAATAGGGCAAATATTTAACCCAGGTTCGAAAGAGTGATTAATCTTTGTCCTTACATTCATACAAATTTCCCTCCCAACTCCAGCGGCTTAATACTTTCGTCATATTCTGGTTGTTGGTATTCAAAAGCTTGATTTACACTTCCATGTATTCTTGAATTTAAATAAATTGACTTCGTTGATTTAGTTTTTGGAGCTTTTAACTTTTCAAACTTTTCAAATATCCATTGAGCAAACTTACTGTGTCTTTGACTATCAGTTAAATACCGTGAAGTTTCATGGTGAGCATTGAAATTGCTCAAATGAAATTCAAAATCATCCATAGATAAGATTTCTTGCACTTGCTGAGAGTATTTAGTCTTTTTCAAATAAGTAGCGAGATGATTTAAATCTGGTCTCCAATCTTCTGATTTCATAACGTTCGTTAAAATTACTTGAGAGAGAGTTTTTTCCTGTTCCTGTTCTTGCTTCTGTTCTTGGCTTAAAAGGGCCTTATTAGGGACTTCTTTCTCTACATAGCTATTATTCTTTCCTTCACGTCGATGCGTCATACAAAAAGCTTCAACGTATTTATTATAAAAATTTTCTAAAAATGGATTTGATGGTAATGAGTCATAGTCTTTTTGAATACCTTTACAACGGTTGTCACTTTCTTTTAAAGACTCAGCAACCTGGAAACGAGCCATTTCATGTACCCAGACCATTTCTGAAACATTGTCATAACTACAGAAACCTACTTTACATGCCCATTGAAGCCCCTTCTCAGCTCCTTCTAAACCCAAACCAGTTTCATGAGCTATATATAAAAGAGGCATATAATAAAGACCAAGCATATTTGCATGCGGACTGGTGATTAAATACATAGCCACGATAATGGACTCAGGACACTCTCGTAATTGCTTACCTGTTGTGCCAGTCCAAAAATGTGGAGAAACTTTTCCATAATCACGCATCAGCATTTAACTCCTTTGAAGGAGCCTTAAAGGGATTTAAATACTGAAAGATTTTATTTTTAGCGCCGTTACAACTTGTCGATTTGTTTTCGTAAATATATTGTGATAGATTTACTTTAAAATTCATTGTGATTTCCTCATGAAATGAATTATCTAAAAAGTCTGATTTGCCGATCAGACTTTTTGCTATCTAGATCAAGTACCTAAATTATTTTCTCGCTTTCGTTAATAGAAAACCTCTTTAAATTTCATGCATTAAACTAATTTCAACCATTTATAAACTCCTAAAAATTTCATATCTATCTATATTTTGGCTGTCATAATTAACTTGCGATTTTCTTTTCAAACTCTTTCAGTGTTGGGCAAAGTTGATACGCTTTAAAGCTCCCATTGGTTACACGTTCTGCCCGTAGAGCAATTTTTTCAGACATTTGACTTTTACCTGTTAACCATGCATTAACCGAAGGCTGCTTAATAGAAAGTGCTTGTGCCGTTTTTGTTTGACTCCCGAAAAAGCTCACTAGTTGCATGTAGATTACAGTGACATCTATATTCATAACTATCAAAACTCCATCTTGATAGTTAATTTATAGTTTTAACTATCAAAAGTCAATAGTTCAAGTTATTTTGATTCTTAATAGTTTTAACTATAAACTTAGACTCAACGATTTTAGGGTTAATATCATGTCTGATTTAGCAACTCGTCTAAAAACGGCTCGATTAAAAGCAGGAAAGAGTCAACATGAAGTGGCTGAAGCGGTTGGTATTAAACAACCGACATATCAAGCCTTGGAAACAGGAAAAAGCTTAAAGTCCGCATTTCTTCCTTTAATTGCAAAATATCTAGGGGTAGATGCTTATTGGTTAACAACCGGAGATGCTGAAGATTCATTTAGTGAAGATGATTTGATTAAACCAGTTGTAGCAAGTAAGGAAAATAATGAATACATATGGATAGAAGTAGTGGAAGCTAATTTTTCATGTGGAACAGGCGAATCTATTGAATTTCATTTTGATGCTATTAATGGAAAAATCCCTTTCCCCTCCTCATTTTTTAAAGAAAAACATGTAGCTCAAGACTGCATGCGTATTATTAAAGCTAAAGGTGATAGCATGATGGATTATATAAAAGATGGGGATCTTGTAGGCATAGATATATCTCAAACACACATTATAGATGGTGAAATATATGCTGTATATTTTGCTGGTGAAGGCATGTTAAAACAGATCTTTAAAGAAGAAGATGGATCTTTAATTCTTCATAGTCTCAACGAAAAATTTAGAGATCGCCGTGTAACAGAAGAAAACGGTAAAAACTTTAGAGTGATGGGTCGCCAGTTCTGGAGAGCAGGATAATAAAAAAATCATACATCTAGAATCTAATAAAAAAGCCACATTTAATGTGGCTTTTTTATTAATGATAAAATTAAAAGTTAAAATTATTATTTTTAATAGTTAAAACTATTGACTTACAATATAGATAAAACTATATTCATCGTTTAAGCCTACTACTAACACTAGAAACTAAACCTAACCAAAATGTCTATGAAAAAAAGGGGTAATTATGAAAGATATATCTCGCAACTTGAATTCCCCAGCCCGGCCTAACCAAAGGCAAGCTTTATGGTTATCTAATTTTAAATCTAATATTTTAATCACACTTAAAATGTTAGCGTTCTTATCAGCAGGATTTATAGTTTGGCTCATCGCGGCTGTTATTGCGGTGAAACTTATTACGGCAACATAACAATACATATAACATGTTTCTATAAATCTGGTGAGCTCATACAAGAATAGAGTGCAATGTCATCATCCTATTTTGGTTTATATTCAAGATATAATTATTACCTATTAAAAAGGTTCTGAGGTTTTCAGTTCCTTTTTTATTTTCGAAATTAAATTCTTAATTTTTTAAGTCGGTTAAAACTGGTATAATTTTAGTTTAGACCCCTTTAAGTTTTATGGTATGAGTGGATGCAATATTTTTTTATTTTTAAAAATCAATAATTTAATATCAATTCTGCGAATCAAATCAATGTATGGTCCTTAACCTCTTCATAAATTTATCTTAATTTTATAAAATTCCGACTATTTTACTTGGTTTATTAATCATTATCGCTCAAAATATACCCCTCTTTCATAATGTGAGAATTTCATGACTGATGCTTTGGTTTTAAGAGATTTGTCCAAAA